CCTAATTGATTAATTACATTTGAACCTAAATTTGTTGCTAATCCACCACCAACTCTATATTGAATAAACAATGTTGAATTTGGAGATAATGCCGAACCTAATGAAAAATTATTTGAGTATTTTTGAAGTTCTAATGTGGTACCTAAAGTTGTGAATTGGTTTAATTGGTCTTGAGCAGTGTTTGTTCCTCCACCAAATGTCATTTTTTTAAATCCTTCAGGTGTAAATTCCGTAATAAATCTATTTTGTGTTTGAATGTATTTTCCAACTTTAATTCCAGGTTGGTCGGAAACTTTTGTTAAGTCTTCAATAAAAACTCGGTCTTCCGCCAAAGCATCTACCTCATACCATTTATTATCTAAACCTAAAAACTCTGCAGTTGTCGGTGTATTTGTATATTGTGTACCATTTTTTAATATGACACTTGTAATACCTAATACGTTCTTTTCTGGTAGAAATAATTCAAAGAAAGGTTTAACATCATTTGCTCCAATAACTCTTTTAAATACTTTTGTTATACCATTAACAACAACTTCTCTTTTTGTAATAGTATAATTAACTAAAATATTATTAGAATTAAAGTTTGGAATTTTTAATCTATTTGGAAACCCTTGGGAATTATATGGTGAGGCAAAATCAATATCATTAACATTTTCAAATACAATTCCAGCCCCAACAACTTGTGAACCTCTTGTTAATATTCCAAGATATCTTTCATCTTCTTTATCACCAAAAGCAGGAACTGTAACTGAAAAATCAACCAAAGAAACTGAAGGTCTTTGACCTGGTAATTTTAATCCGTAAGTTCTAGCGATATTATATATTGATGACCTTTGTTGTGCATATTGTAATACTGTTTCCTGAATACTTCGGTCAATATTATAATGTAAGTTGTCAGCAATTGCAGCATTTAAATCAATAAATACGGAAAATATTGAAGCGTCATTAAAATCTTGGATTAAGTCAGGATAGTAAGTTTTAGTATAATTTAAAAGTTCTGTCCTAATTGACTGATAATCTCTTGTTGCGTATGATATTTTATTATTTGCCATTTATATTAAATATTAATAATAACAAAATCACTCTGTGCGTATGTTGAGCCGTTTGTTGAGTAATCTAATCTTATTTTTGCGGTGTATTCAGAAGTTCCTTTACCCGGAAATCTGTAAATTGATGATTCACTAGTTCCTACAAAATTTTGACCTGTTGCAATATCAACTTCTTCTTCTGGGTCTGCAGGTAATATACTTAAACTATTAACTAATAAATTTGGCATAAAATTTTCAATAGCGTCTCTTATGTCAGATTCAATTGCAGTAAAAGTAACACCATCAAATGGTTCAAAGATAAATTCATATAATCTTGTGCCAAATTGCGGTAAAAAGTATCGAGAACCTCTTCTTGTTAACAATAAATGTATTAAGTCCGCTTTAATTTCTTGGGATTGTAGTTCAGTAAGTTCTAAATAATCCCCTCGTCTAGAATCTCGAAAAGGGAAATTAATACCATAAGTAACACCATTTGCCATAACTATAAATATAGTACTATCTATTTTTCTTTAAATAGATTAAAAATGAAAAATCCCGACGTGTCGGGATTTATATTTAAGAGCTACACCCAAAACATTCAAAAGGACTATCTTTAGGTTTTGTGTTTAATTCAATTATTTCAACTTTTGGTATTTCAATCTTAACATTAGGTTTTGATATTTTTGAAACATCAACCGCCAAGTGTTTTGCTCCCGTTGAAATTGCTTTAGTTCTAACATAATAACATAAAGTTTTTAATCCTTTTTCCCATGAATGGAAATGTGATGAGGTAATTTTAGACAATGTTGGATTTGCCATATAAATATTCATTGATTGTGATTGGTCAATAAATGGTGCTCTATCTGCCGCCATATTAATCAATTCTTTTTGTGAAATTTCCCAAATTGTTTTGTATTTACTAATCAAGTATTCAATACGTTTAACTTTCTTGGTATAGTTTTTATCCTCAGTGTCAAGATGGTTATTAAAGTTAATGTTTTGAATTGAACCTTCATTTAAAATGATTTCATTTTTTAATTCTTCACTCCAAATACCAATCTTTTCAAAATCATTAATCAAGTATTTGTTCACAATCATTATTTCACCACCAACAACTCGTCTATTAAAAAGGGCAGAATGTGCGGGTTCTGTCATTTCAAACGAACCTGTAATTTTTGCTGAAGACGCTACAGGCATTTGAGCGGTAAATAATGAATTACAAACACCATAATTTTTAACGTTTTGTTTTAAATCGTTCCAAGGCCATCTACCTGAAAGGTCATCTTCGTTTAACCCCCACATATCAAATTGAAATACTCCTTTAGACATAGGTGAACCCTTGAAGTGAACGTATGGTTCGTATTTACCTTCCATACATAATTTATTACTTTCGGTGATTGCCGCAAAATAGATAGTTTCAAAAATCGCTTTGTTTAATTTTTTAGCCTCTTCAGATGTAAAAATGTAATCCATTAAATAGAATACATCGGCCAATCCTTGAGTTCCAATCGCAATTGCTCTTTGGTCTAATCCACCTTTTTTACCTTTTTCAGTTGAGTAACGATTGATATTAATAACTTTATTAAGTGCTCTAACAACTTTTCTAACTTCATCATAAAGTAGGTTAAAATCAAACTCACCCTTTTCAATAAAGTTTTTTAATACCATTGAGGATAATGTACAGATTGCTGTGGTTTTCTCGTCAGTATATTGGTAAATTTCATTACAAAGATTTGATTGTTTAATTACACCAATGTTCTGATGGTTTGTTTTTTTGTTAGCACTATCTTTAGAACATAAGTAAGGGACACCTGTTTCAACTTGTGACTCAACAATCTTAGTCCAAACATCTTGAGCTTTAACTTTTTTACCGAGACCTAATTCAACTGCCATGTTGTAGTTATTTTCATACTCATCACCATAGCATTCTTGAAGTGGTTTAATACCCGCTTTAATAATATCGTTAGGACAAAACAGATACCAATCAGTACTGTCTTTTACCGCTCTCATAAAATTATCAGGAATCCAAAGAGCTGTGAATAAATCTCTTGCCCTTAATTCTTCGGCTCCTGTATTTTTTTTGATTTCCAATAAATCCATAACATCTTTGTGCCATGGTTCAATGTAGATTGCAGCACTACCAGGCCGTCTTCCTTGTTGGTTAAAGAATCTTAATGACTCATTAACAATTTTTAAATACTTCAACAATCCCCCTGAGTGTCCTCCTGATGTAGATATTCTACTTTCCTTACTTCTAATGTTAGACATAGATAAACCAATTCCGGCAGCGTCTGAAGAGTAGGTTGAAATATCATTTAAAGTCTCCAATAAACCATTACGTGAATCTGAGTTATTATAATGTAATACACAAGATGCTAATTGAGGAACTTTACTACCTGAATTGATAATGATTGGTGTTGCGGGAGAAATAAGTTGATTAGACAATGAATTATAGTATTCTACCGCTTCCTCAAATGAGTTTGTTACCCATAGAGCAACTCTCATATACATGTGTTGTGGTCTTTCAACTACTTTACCTTGTGGTGTCTTTAACAAATACATTTCTTGCAATGAACGCCAAGCAAAATAATCAAAATTATAATCTTTATTATGATTTATAATTTCATCAATATTTTTTTCTCCGTATTTTTGAATTGTTTCTATTAACAAATCATTAATAATTCCATGTGAATGTAACTCTGCAATTGTTTCTGAAAAACTTGGGTTAGTTTCTTTATGATATGAAGAAATTGCAACTGATGAAGCCAATCTTGAATAGTCGTGATGACTACCAGTATATGCCGCAGCAATTTCATAAACCAACTTATCCAACTCTTTAGTTGTGATAAGTCCTTCAGTTGGTACCGAGGTAATAACTTTGATGAAGATTTCATCAGAATTTACGTTCAACCCTTTAGCCGCACGTTTAACTCGATTATATATTTTTTGAGGATTAAATGATACGTCCTCACCGTTTCTTTTTTTAATTTTTAATGACATCATATTATTTTAATATTAGAAATCTTCCTCGAAAGAAATTGTTTCGTTTAATTTTGCTTTTTGATACTCAACAGTTCTTGACTCAAAGAAATTTCCTTTTGTCTCAACCGCAATTTGTTCCATGAACTTAAATGGTTGTTCAACATTAAACTCCTTTTTACATCCTAGCTTAACCAATAACCCATCAACGACAAACTCAAGATATTGTTTCATTAAGTTTGAGTTCATTCCAATTAAAGATACTGGTAATGACTCGGTAATAAATTCTTTCTCAATTTCTAATGCCGATAATAAAATCTCTCTGATTTTTTTTTCACTTGGTTTATTTTCAATGTGATTGTTTAATAGGTGAATTGCAAAGTCACAATGTAAATTTTCATCTTTAAAGATTAATGAATTAGCATTACACAATCCTTGTAGGATACCTCTTGATTTTAACCAAAAAACTGAACAGAATGAACCTGAAAAGAAAATACCTTCAACTGCTGCAAAGGCAACCAATCTTTCTTGGAAAGATGATTTTTCAATCCAATCCAAAGCCCATTTAGCCTTTTTTTGAACTGCCGGTAAATTATCCAAAGCCGTGAAACATAGATTTTTTTCTTCTTCATTTGAAATGTATGTATCAATAAGAAGTGAATACATCAAACTATGAATGTTCTCCATCATAAGTTGGAACCCATAAAAGAATTTTGCTTCGGGATATTGTACCTCACGATAAAAGTTTTCCGCCAAATTTTCATTAACAATACCATCAGAAGCCGCAAAGAACGATAAAATATTCTTAACGAAATATTGCTCATTTTCAGATAGATTATTCCAATCTCTGATGTCATTAGTTAAATCAATTTCTTCAGCTGTCCACAAAGCAGCTTGGTGCATTTTGTAGTACTCCCAAATATCATTGTGCTGGATTGGGAAGATAACAAACCTATTAGGGTTCTCCATTAATATTTTTTCCATAATTTTTTTTTTTAAGATTTTTGTTCTTGTTCTCTTTGTTTTCTTTTGTCCAACAGTTCTTTAACTCTGTCTCTTTTTCTTTCCTCTTGTTGTTCTCCAAAACCTAAGAACGTTACAGATGACTCTGTATCAATTTCAAGTAGTTCGTTGTTGAACTTACAGTTCTCAAACACTACCCCATCTTTACCAATACGTGATTTGGTAATTGCTATTGTTGCCAAATTCATTTCTTTTTGTTGTAAAGTTTTTGCCACGGAAATGATAACGTGTCCAACTTGTGCTTTCTTAATAGAACCTCCCATTTGGTCGTTGGTTACAACCTCAGAAGATATAGAACTTCTGTTACCCTGTGTTGCCGTCCATCCAACTAATGACAGTTCGTGACACATTGCCTCAAAACCTCTCATAACTGAACCCTCAGCTTTCCACTCGTCCTTACTTGTACTTTCCGGTACAATACAATCAATATAATCTAAAAGTACCAAGTCAATTTTTGTTCCGTCAGCAATCATTTTTCTGATTTGGTTTTTAATCTGATTCATAGTTATAGAATCTGAAGGTAGTTTTTTCATAATTAACTCATTCTTCATGGTTTCTTTAATTTCTGTAATTTTAGACATAACCTCGTCTTTGTGTTTTACTAAATTATCAGGTTCAATTCCAGTCCAAAGTGTGAAATGCTTACGTTGTATAATTTTTGGATTGTCCTCAAAAAAAATTTGGAGAACATTATACCCAAGATTAAACGCGGTATTGGCAATCTTTGTTAAGATGGTAGTTTTACCAACACCTGTCGGTGCAAGGATAACCCCAAT